CCGTGAGATCATCTTCATCAAATACCTTGAAGGTGTACGCAAATACAGTGGTGCTGCCATTACCACTATAGCTAACCTTGGTTGTGGTGCTGCTAACTGTCATTTCATGTCTCCAAACGGTTCTTTAATATACCAAAATTTAGCTAGTTTAGAAAGTAGGTTAAAATTAGTTCAGATTGTCATATCTAGGCTGTATGTCTACTAGCTTATCCATAGCGTTTCTAATACCTAAAGCGTTCTGGAATGGGAGCAATGAATTTAATGCACGCTGCTGTCCCTGTGACCACTGATAGTCCGGGTTAATTAAAGCTCTACTGGCCCCAGTAGCGGTACTAAATGCTTTTTGCCCAAGGTCAATAACTGGGATGCCTTCAAACAAATTTGTCGCTAGACCAGTTGTCCTGCCATAAGCAAACACAGGATCTTCTGTTACAAAAGCCGCCCCCGTATCTATCATGCCTGGAATCAAAGATGCCCACGAACTACGCTGAAAAGCAGCTTTTCCTATCTCTGCCGCACTTAAACGCTCTCTAAGATATTCGTCTTTATCATCTCTAAACTGCGCATTAATTGATGTTTGGCCCATATAGGAAACACCAGCAAAAAATACAGACCCCATCATTGCTGAAAATGCTCTAAAGTCTCTAGCCGCGATGTTGTGCAAAGTTTGCTTTGAATACGAAACAAGCATAAATGTACGGAACTGGGTAATCATTTTACCCATGGTTGTTGTCATGTACCTATTTAAGTTTCCAATATCGTTTTGCTGAATACTTCGTCTAGTCCAACGCGAAACAGCAACAATAAACGCTCCTCTAGCCTCTTCATCTGACCATTGTGCTAAGTTAATTGCTTTAACCTTGCGGTTGTTAAACATGCCGGATGGATTGGTTACTGCATTTTTTCGTATCTGATCTAAAACCCTTTTTGTCATAGCCTCATCTAAACCAAGGCCAGCCAAGCGTTTTGCCGACAGCTTGCGAGAAGTAAAGGCTAAGTCAGTTATTGTTTGTACTGCCACACGACCCGCTGCACGCTCAAGCATCAAGGTTATAGGGGCCATGCCTGATATGTCAGCAACTATGCGTTTTGCTGGCTGTATGCCAAAAGACGCCTTGTCTATAAAATCACCTCTGCCCTGCACAAACAAATCCTGTGCATCATATCTATTCATAGCTTGATGGATTAATCTGTCCGCGCCAATGCCAGCAAAAGCCTCTAAATCTCTAGCAACGCTATCTTCTATCTCACCATTTTTAGATCTTTTGAGCATAGATCTCATCTCAGGCATCGCTTGCATTAAGCCACGGAACCCGCCGATTGATAATGCGTTCCCTAATTCAGCGACTTGAGCAAATCCAACCTGATTCATTAGGCGAATAAAATTGTAATCTTGCAAAAGTCTGCTAAGTCTTGCCGATGTTGCAGTTGGATCAGTTACCAAAGGTGATGATTTTCCAAGTATCATGTTGTACATGACATCTAGGTTTTCTAAGTTACCTTTAATTTTATCTGCTGACCCAGCACCATAGTATGAACTGGCATCATCGCGGATTTTACCAACTAACCCTTGATAGTCAGCGTCTGACTTTATGCCTTTTTGAGCAAGAGCAATCCGGCCTTCCATTTGAGTTACATAGGAACTAAACACTTGTTCAGCATCGCGGTCCATTAAATCTTTAACGCGAATAACAATGCCGTTTTCTAAATTCTTTTCTGCGTTTACATCTATTTTAAGTCGTTGCTTTGCACGCGCTGGCAACCCTACTTTTGGTTTGTCAAATAGAGCTATCAGCCTATCTGCATCCGCAGCATCAAGTATATCTTCATCAACCAATATATCGCGCAGAACATCTTTTTGATCTGTTGAAAACACTCTGGCAAGGCCGCTATCCATACCAGCAGCAGACCTTCTAATCTTTGTGTTCATTCTTTTTGCCATTTTACTAGCTATTTCTTCATCTAGTTCTGGCGTTCCTGCAATCAAGGCAGACTTCAAAAGATCGTCTACATTATTAGCCCCATACTCAGTGTTCATAACCTCAAACTTGTAGCCACTCCACAAGTGAGTAAAGTACGTTAGATCTTCTGGAATGCCATCAAATCCTTTAACATTCGCTTTTTTAGCTCTGCTTAATATATCAGCAAACAACTCAGACTGTCGCGCTGCTGCTCTTACAACATCTGGGTGATGAGATAACTTTGGATTTTCTATAGCATCAGCAACTAATTCACCAAACTGCTGACGAGTGCTGCCAAATGTACGCTTCAAATAACCGATATCTTGTGTTTTGGCCCAATCTTCAAAAGCACTACGATACACTTGATAATACTTAGCGAAATCAGCCTTCATTGCGTTTGTCTTGAGAATGTCAGCAGTTGACTCCATCACCTCGCCAGACTTGTTAAAGCCAACAGCATCTTCGCCCATTATATTTGCAGCGTATCTCATTGATTTTACAGGAGAGTTTTTCATCTGTCCTGTCATGTCAAACCTGACATTGCCATAAGTAGAGTATGCAGGATCACCAATTTGTTGCATAAAATCTTCAGTGTCTGATCTTAAATCAGGGATCTGTATTGGGCGGGACATTGGGTTTTCCGCTGCGCCTACGCCTGTGTCAAAGTTGCTAAAAGCACTGGGCGGTATAGCCGTCTCTCCAGCAAGACCATTTTTCTGAATTTGACGACCTATATCTGCAATTTGCGCTTGTCTAGCAGATTGTTCAAAGGCTCCCACAGCCTGATTAAACTCAGTTGCACTTTTGCCCAAGGCATAGCCAAGGCCACCGCCAAGAACAAAACCACCAGCGACCCCATACAAAATATCATATGGGTCTTTTGTAGCGTTCTGAGATACTAAATAAGACTCTATGGCTGCTGTGCTTACTGAGCCACCAAATGCCCCTCTTAAAGATCTAGCAAGCCTTGTAGCCTTATTGCCCCATATTGCTGGCGCAGCAACACCCTCTGTTAAAAATGTAGCTGCTACAGCAGCAGGGTCTAACATAGATGCTGCCACACGCAATCCAACACCAGACCATCCGTATGCCTGTAACTGCTCATTGTTTTTCATTGATATTAAGACTTGCTCACGCAACGATTGCGCATGTGCTAGACTTGTCGAGTCTAAAACAAAATCACGGTATTCTTCTGGTATGCCTTCAACAAGTTTATCGTAAGACTGTTTGTCTAATTTGAAGTCAGGGTCAGGCTCATACTGCGGTGAGTTTCTAAACACCCAAGACATCATGTTTTCTTCTGCAAATGCAGCTTTAGTAGCGTCACCAAAAGTAACGCTTTCTTCAAAATCTTTTTGTGCGCGTTCTTTAAGAACTCTTTGCTCAACGGGCTGCGGAGCAAAGGGTTGCCTAGCTAACTCAGGCGGGGCTTCTTTTATTTCTATGTTGGTTTCTTTTGGGGCAACTCTTGTAGCAATAACCCCAGAATCGTCTCTTACAACTCCTTGTGCGGCAGGAGGCTTTTGCCTATCCTCAAGGATATCAACTTCTGTTTGATCAACTCTTATTTCTGGCTTTTGCCTAGTCTCCAATAAATCTAACTGCGGTTCTTTTTCTTCAACAGGGTCTTTCTGCTGGCGTTGCTCCATAATAGGCGTGTCATCAAGAGTTTGCTCTGGCTCTACAGCAGCTTGACGCTCTTCTAAAATTTCCGGCTGCGGCTCACCAGCTTCAATTAGGCGTTCAACTCTTTTTGAGCGTGCATCTGGCTCTGGAGAAACTGTACTAATAATATTAGTTTCTGGCTGCTTATCTATAACATTTCGTTTTGGATCTGTTTTAGGCTTTATCCCAACCTCTTCCACAGCATCAGAAAGCCTGTAATGCTGCGGCATATTCACAGCCGATAGTTGAAACGCAGTATCTAACAGCTTTGGTTTTAAATACCGTTTAGCCATTTCTGGCTTGTTTTCAAAACTAATGATAGCTGAAACTATTTCGGGCAAATCATCAACTGTGACGATATCTTTGCCTACCTTAGACTTTACAAACTCTGCGTATTTTTTAGTAGGGTTGTTGTCTGATGGCGGCGCGTATTTATTGATCATTTGATCAATATTTCCATCAAACTCACTAATTTTTGACCTAAGATCTACAAATAAAGCTCTAAGGCCCATCTCAGGAGTATCGAATACTACATACTCGCTACCGTCTTCCGCTACATAAACATCGCCAGTTTCACCAGCGTAGCCTTGCCCACCCCTGATATTGCCTGGATTGTTATATTGTGTTGCCATTTGCAATCCTATTGGGCTGTGACGTTGCCTAGTCTATTAAACAAAGGAGACTTTGCTGTAGTCGCCATTCTTTCTTCTTGAGCGGCTTTTTCAGCTTCTGTTTCTGCGGCAATAATTCCAGCTTGTTCTTTTGCGTATGCCTCTCCGAATGAATACATTGGCCCACCAGTGCCACTTAATGACTGATCAATGTTCAACCCATTAGCTATGGAAGCAGCAGTTTCTTTTACTTTGCTGTTTACCTCTTCTATTCTTGCAGCCGCAAGTTCACTTGCTCTATCGTCAACTAACTGATGCAACTCTTGCGTTGTCCAAGTAATCAACCCAGTATTTCCAGAGTCTAATATAGTTTCTGTGACGCCGGGTACTTCAGCTCCCAATTCTTTGTATATGACGCCTGTAACTAGGATGCCTCCATCTCTTACTAAGGCCCATACATTTGGGTTGCCCGTTGCTTGGATAATAGATAGATCTGCACTCTCTAAATCTTCATCATTTATGATTGGTACGCCAACGCGCCTTTCATCACGAAACGACAAAGCCTGATCTACAGCCATATCTGCCATTATGTTTATGTTCTCAGGAAGGCCGACAGTTCTAGGCGTTAAAATGCCACGCACTAAAACATGGCTTTTCACTAGATCATTTTTTGCTAATTCAAGAGCTGCATCAGTCTCTGTGCCTAAACGAACATAATCCAACGCACGGTCTTTGAGCTTTTGTTGGACACTGCTAATATTTTGCAACTCAGTAGGTGCATCAGTAAACAATTTTACAAAAGCATTTTGCTCAACACTGTCAGCAAGATTAGCTGTTTCTTGTTCTATTTGCTTCAAAGGGACAGTAACTTCTATGTCTAGCTGCGCTGCCTTTGACACATTAATCATCGCTGTCTCTAGTGTTTCATAAGGCAACCTTTGTTGCACAGCATCAAAAAATGTCCTGTCAGCTTCATTAGTATGGTTAGCTTGCACGCCCCCGTAGCTGCTCATTATAACATATGTTTCATAGGCCTCTGCAACACGCTGAAAGTCAGACGTCCCAGCTTCTAATATACCGCTTTCACCTATAGCTCTTGCCTGACCCAACTGTTCTTTAAGCGGCTTATAAGTAACATTGTTGCCCTCAAGCAACTCAAACTGCGCACTTAAAACATTCTGATTATTAGCTCTGGCTTTTGTTGCGGCTTGGCTCATTCCGATAGCAATAATATTGTCTATCTCTTGAGTTTTTCTATTAACAGAAGAAAAGTTTTTATTCATAAATGTATCTACGCCCACAGATAAGGACGCTTTAGCATTTACTTGTGTGGCAATTTCTTTTCTTGCAGCAGATATTCTGTCTAAAGTTCCTGCCGCACTATTACCTAAAGAACTAACCCTGTTTTCAAAAGCTCCTCTGCCGTCAAGATCCTGCGTCAACAATGCTTCTGCAAGATCTAATTTCCGAATCATCTCAGGCACATTAGACATGTCACCCTCTGTCAAAGAACGAGCTACTGAGTCCACTGACTGATCCACAGATTTGTAAATAACATTATCTACATCATCAATTTCCAACCCCTTTTGGGCCATCAACTCCGGCCTGTACATGCCTTGGACAAACTCAAGTGTCCCAGCTTCTGAGGTACCAGAGCCAATAACTTCAGTTACACCATTCACCATTTCCGCTGATGAGGTATCTTCTATATTTTTAGCAAAAGTTTCTAAAACTCCTGCAAGTTGTATAGCTTTGCCTTTCGGCAACTGAGATATATCAAAACTTTCTACTGTCCCATCAGATCTAACAATCTCAAAGTTTTCACCGTTTAAAGCCGACTTTGAAGCCTCTAGCAAAGATCCTTTTGTTGTATCGTCAGATATTTCTGATATGCGCCCAGAAATAGTGTCGGCTATTTCGTTTACACTGGTGTTAGAAAAGCCTTTTACTAAGGTTGCCATTTGAAGGCGCGAACCAGATGTAAGAACAGACGGATCGAAAGAAACATCTTCACCGCCGACATTTATAGTTATTTGCTCATTGTTTAGATAAGCACTAGCAATCGCATCAAGTTGATCTGGCGTAGTGGTTTCTGAAATTTGAGCAACCCCATCTCTTGCTGCATCAAAGTTGTCAGCATTGATAACCCGTTCCTGTGCAGATATGTTCCCCAGAAGAGCTTGTAAGGTTTTTGTGGGCAGTGTCTTGTCTTTGCTTGCTCTATCCTTAATAGCGTTCAACTCGCCAGTGCTGGTAGCTGATTGGATGCTGTTAAAGTAATTACGACTATCTGCCGCCAACTTCATTGAAGTTTCGGTGTAGTTTATCTTTAAGCCGTTAGCTACGCCCTTTTTGATTTCAGATACGTTAGTGTTGTAAAGTTCTATAAAACGTGGGTCATTAGAATTTAGCGTACCCATCTCATCAATGTTTGCTTGAATAAGCTCATTCGCTGCTAAAGAGCTTTGCTGCTGGCCTCTGTTAAAAGTATTTTGTTTGCCAGCCGCCATCTTGCCAGCCATAAGCCTTGTCGCCCTAGCCCTGACTTCATCACGCTGAGTATCTGTAAGGTTCTTGATGCTATCAATTTGCCTAAATTGCTTTTGTTGAAACTTGTCAAAGTTGTTTGTAAAGACAGCAGTTTCTGTATCTTGATTGTTTAGCAGAAAATCATCTGCCTCTGCCTGTATACGGATAGACTCTTCATTAGCTACCCTGTCAGTTTCTCTCTTCTTTTCAGCCATGCCAAACTGGAAAGCAATCTGGCTTGCTTGATTTGCAAACTGTGCCGCTGCCTGACCAGGTGCTGCAAATGTACCAATGCTGGCGCGTGGCCCCAATGACCCTGCCGCTGGTTCGACTGTTGGTCCTTGTCCTTTGTTATACATTGGTATTTTCATGTCTTATCCTATCAGGCCAAAAGTTGCGCAGAACGAGAGCCGCTAGATAGAAGCGTACTGTATGCTTGTGTTTGATACGCCGCAGACCGTGCTGACCCGCCAGCGCGTGCTAAAGCTGCTTCAGCGGTCTTGTTTGCAGATTCAACGTCAGCGGCAAACCTGATGCCAAGAGCATCCATCTCTGTGTTAAAAAAGGTATCAGCCAAAGCGTCTAATGGGCTTCCAGTCATCTGAACGCCGGATGCGGCTGTTGCCACACGCTGTGTACCCATAAGCCTTTCAGAGTTTCTACGCACCGCAGCTTCTTGTGCAGTTTTGCGTTGAAGCAATAACTGACGCTCATTCTCTGCCAGAACCGCGTTATATTCAGCCGTCTGACGCGCAGCTCTTGCTGACGCCATATTGCCTTTGAAACCCATCATGCCGGATACGGCACTTGCTCCTGCGGCTATGGTTAGCGGCTCCATTATGCTACCCTCGCATATCTAAAATAATCTGACTTATCTGGGCCATACTTTGTCATAATACCCTCAACTTCAAATCCAAGCCAGTTTACAAATCGCTTTGCTGTTTCATCTATAATCGAAACGCTGGCTTGTATTCTGTGCAGCTTGTAGTCCTCTTGTATGTGATCAAACAAATAGCTGGAATATTTGGCTATTGAGTAAGGTCTGGTATATGCACCCTCTCCCATAATTATCCAAGCCTCTCCAACGCCTTCCCACATAACTGTTACACCGCCCACTGCCAGAACCTCATCGCCATCCATTACTGTGTAAGCTGGTGATCCTTCATTTCTAGCCAAGGCAATCTTGCCCTCTTGCGGAAATGCAAACCGCGTCTTAATGCTAAAAATATGTTCCTTTTCAAAAGGCACGATATTAAGCATCAAAAGTATTTGACCTCCTCATAATAGCCAGCACAGTCATAGGCAAAGGCTGGTTTTGCCTAATTACAATTTGTGCTTCTGTGTCATAACCAGACGGGAACTGTATTTCTTTATCGCCCGTAAACATAGGCACCGCCTGATCCATAGCCATGCTACTGTCGCGGAACGGTATCCTATCTAGCCCAGTTAGGTTTGAACCAATTTCTGCACCCACTGTGTTCAAGAACCTAGCTGTTACGCCGTGTATACGTTTTATCTTTCCCTGAGATATCCCGTCATCAGCACCACCCTCAAGACGCAGGGTCTTTACAAAGGATGTATAACCAAGGCCGATATGCACCTTAGTTGCGCTGCGATCAAGCGTGATGGACCCGCCACTCACAGTTTTGTCAGCATGTGTAGATCCATCTGCAAGGATGGATACAGTCTCCCCCTCAAGATGGTTTAAGCCGCTAACTGTAGTTGTTGCACTGCCGCTGTATGTAAGCCCACTGTCTACAAAGAACGCATCAGTAATGTCGTCATTGAAGTAAATAGATTTAAGGAAACATATGTGCCTAACTGTGCTGCTGTTGATAGTACGTTTCACAGATATGTATACTTGGTCCTCAGAGCCGCTAGGAATGGCTGTAATGCTCTCTACCACAGCAGTGCCGCCCAAAGGATGCTCATGCCAGCCCACGGCCCCGTTAGCGCGATCATAAGTTAGGCCAATCAACCGCCCGTCCGTATGCACAAACCATAGCAACAACTCAGGCTCTTGCTGCCAGATCATGTCGCTTAGTCCACCGCGTGGGATATTGTCTGCTAGAATACTCAAGTCGATACCCAGCAAGCCGTCAGTATCCAAATCAAACGTAATCTCTTTGACCTTTTCCTGACCCTTCTGAATTAAAATGGTGCTGTTTCCTGCACGCAAAGGACGGACATCAGATGATCCAAAGGTTGTTTCACGCAAGACATTGACGTTTGTAGGCGTAACAGGTTGCGTGCCTGTGCCGCCAGACAACGTAAACTCTGAACTTGTAGTCAATATCTGCAAAAACCTAGCTGGCAGCATGTGCTTGATGACGTTGACCTGATCCGATGCAATCGTGAAGTTTACAGCATCATCATCATCTGTCCCAGGCGAATGGTTTTCAAAGTCAGCAGAAACACTGCCAAAGACGGTCTGTGGCTGGAATGTGGTGCCAGCAAAGTACAAACGCTCCTCATAGAACGCAACCGCTCTGGGGAAGCCTCTAACGCCGTTAAACGCCCCTTCTGACCAGCGGGTCTTTGCATTGCTTGACCCAACAAAACCAGCGGGTAAAAATCCACTCTTTGTTTCTACCGTTGCTGTCGCACTTGTGCCACTAGCTACAGCCGTTATCTTCATGCTTCCTGTGCCGCTATGCAAAAACTTCCAAGTGATAGACCCGTATGTTTCATCACCATCTGTATGAACAGGCGGCAGCTTGCCACCATTAGTATTGCCAGCAGTAGTGTTACGGTAGACGTTGCCGTTAAAGCGAACCTCATCATTCTGAGCATATGTGGTGTTTGTTTCCCACTCATCATGTGCCGCCTCAACAATCTCACGCAAACGCCAAGTAGAGCCAATGTGGCCTGATTGGAATATGCTGCTAGACGCGGTAACCGTTACAGTGCCAGACTCTGCTGACACATATAAAGTTGTGGTTGTGATGTTTTCATCTAAATATGGGCCATCATGAAAAGCAATATCAGTTAGCGACCAGCCTGTGTGCGCTAAAGTCCTTGTTAACTTTGCTGGCTCATGATTCTTGTGAGCCAAATACAAAACATCCGCAGATTGCGCGTGATTGATTTCAAAGATTTCAGTCACAGAGTATGTAGTGGCAATCTCTACAATTTTGCCAGCGGTGCCGCCACTTGTGTAAGTAGTATACGCGCTGCTGTTGACGCCAGACAGTTGGAATGTGTTAGTCGTGACACCAGCTACCGTAAACTCTACGTTGTTTACTTCTGTCATGCCAACAACGCCAGATATTACGATCCTGTCTCCATTGCTGTAGCCATGTGAGCTTGACGTTACCACTGCTGGATTGGCTTTAGTTATGGCAGTTATTGTCTTAGACGCTTCAGTAACAATGCCGCCGTCTTTAAACACGCGGATGTAGTTTGCGCCAAACTCAAGCACATATGCTTGTTCATCGCTATACTCAAAGTTCATCAGACGTATCTTGCCGCCGTCCTTTGATGAAGCAACGTAGTACGTTCCAGGCCGTCTAGTGATACCGCCTTGAGGAAACACCATCATGTTTGACAGCGTTTCTGCACCCTCATTGTACTTGGCAAGATCAATACGCCCAGACAAACGCGGAGACAAAGCTCCAGCGCGGAAGTTAGTAATAATGCTGGATATCCGCGCCATAGTTTATAACCTAATGTCGATGAAGTAATCCGCTAGTGGCTGCTCTGGGTAGCCTTCCATTGCATCTACACCTTTAGCCTCTTTCAGCCGTTGCTCATAAAGACTGAACATTTGCTGCGATACAGTGTTGCTGCCAGTGATTGCGTAAGCTGTATCAGACGCAAGCCTGTGCGCTATAGCGGTAGAAAGCAAAGGATCAAACTGTTCCGTGTCTGTAACGCGAGAGATATAAACGATCTTACAACTATCTTCGTTACTCAGGATGTTTCTGCCCTCAATCTTAAACATAATGTTGCTGTCATACGCAGCAAGCTCATTGTTTACATTGGCGTTCCAAAACGACAAAACCCGCAAGCAATAAGGATCTGCGGGGAGAGGGAATGAATATGTAAATCCAAACGGCGGGGAGGTGCTACTAGCAGCTAACTCTGCTCTTGCAATCGCTACGTTCCAAGGATGCGTTCTAAGCACTGAGTCTCTAGCAACGTCAAACTTACGGTTACACAACCTAGCTTCTTTTGAGTTTTCATTGAGAGAAGTAATAGTTGTTGCACCCAACAAGTCCATTGCTTCGTTACATATGTCCACAACTGACGGCATCACTCACTCCTAAAGAAAGGAAGGGGCGGTTTCCCGCCCCAACCATATCAGTCAAGAACCCACTTGATTGTGAGTTCAACAGTGCCTGTACCAGCAGCACCACCCATGGTGACACTAACAGGCAGACCATCCTTGTCGGCATCAACAACGGTGCCAGAACCCAGAGCAAGAGTAGCAAGAATGTCTACCTTTTGCGCTGAAGTTGAAGCAGCCGCTGCTTTGTATGCAGCCGCAGAAGCAGACACGGCAGTACCCGCGCTGTTTGTGTGGGCGGCATAGCCTACAGACAGGGTTGTGGAACCGCCAAGAGCATCATGAGCAAGTGAACCCTCAATCAAGCGTGCGCCATTTGGGATGTTAAACATCTCAATAACGTCACCTGATGCGAGAGAAGATGCCTCATACACACCGTGTGCAATACGGATGCGACCAGACATTTCAGTTGTGCTGATGTTCTCAGAAGGAGTGGTTTGGTTCCACTTGGTCTTTTGAACGGAATAAACAGTAGCCATTTGTCAGACCTCCTTACGATTCGTCACAGTCAATCTGAACAACTTTGGCTTCTTCCATGCGAGTAGCACCAACGCTCATGCAGTAGTAGACCTGAGTTGCGTAGCCTTTGTCAGCACGCTCATCAATTCTTGCATTAACGTCTTTGCCAATCCCAAGGGCGATGCCATCCTCTGCCCATGCAAAACATGAACGGATGTTGCCAGACTTTGACAGACGATTTGTCATGATAAAGTTGAAGCCCATGAACTGATTGACTTCACCTTGTACGAGAGCCTTGACCGTGTTGAAGTCGCTGCTGGTGACGTTTGTGTCGCCAAGCAGTGCTTCGATCTGGTTTGGTCCTACCGCAATGTAGCGCGGGATTGATGGATCAACATCAGAAAGATCAAGAGTTTTCTTGGCTGTACGCAACTTTGCAACAGTAAGATCAGCACCGCCATTGGCAATCTGCTGTCCTGCTGGAAGCGCAGTTGTTGTAGAACCAGTTTCGCCTGTGAAGGCGTTGCCCAGAGCCGCAGCGATAACTACGTCATCCATTGCGCGACCCATTGCTGAAGCCGCTGCCATTGCGTAAGCACTGGTAGGATCAATCAACATACGGATCTTATCCTGATCATCAATCAGATCAGCATACTCATAGTCGGCAAGCGATACACGGCGTCTTGCGTGCGGTGTATCAATCTGTGGTGTGTCCGCATGGCGTGTAGTACGCAACTGCGCAGTAGCTACACCCACTTGGTCAAAAAAGGCATTCTTGCCAACAACATTCTCAACACGCACTGCATCACGCATACGGGAACCCATCTGCTGTGAAAGCATCTGCACGTTAGCAGAATACTGTTGTACAAATGCCGTAGTAATTTGAGATGACATTGTGCCACTCCTTTTCTACAGGTTACATTTGAACTTGCAGCGTGCTACCCGACTGATCGGACACTCCTAGTCTTTTGAGCCGACTTAGGGCTATCGTCTTTCCGATGGTCTTGAGGACTTGTTGCCAAGCTACCCTCTTTTGTCACCCATTCGTAATAGATATCAGCCAGTCTTTCTGGGTTGACTACATCACGATGAGTACCAAACTCGACTGCTATTCTAAGACATTCTAGCCGAATTTCCAATGGGGATAATGTTTCTTCTTGTTCATCCATGAACCATCCCCATTAAATTTTGCACATGAACCACTGCATTATCGTGGCCTGGATCTTTCTTATTGAAGTAAGCATGGCTGTTGTTGCTATAGATAGCGTCCAACTCTGACTGCGCTTGCGCGGGTGTAAACGCCGCGTTTCTGGCTCCATCAGTAATAGTATCCTCGCCAATAACACTGTTCCTAAACTCCCCCATAGCTGCAAATGCCCTAATGAAGTCAGGGTGGTTGCCTACCTTAGTGCCGTCAGCCAGTTGCAAGTTAAGCAAACCATCGTCTGCAAACTCAGTAACAAGACTTTGTGCGGCAGACACTTTTTCTTCATATGCCTGACCCCATTCCTTTTGCAACTCTGCTGCAACTTGCTGCGCTTGCTGCTCTGCATTTTGTTGCATAGTTTCAGCACCTTGCATGGCGTTGCTCTTATAAAACTCTAACACGCCTTGCGCTTGCTCTGGAGTCAGGCGCAGATTGTGTGCGGCATCAGCGTACTGCGCTGCAATGTCCTCAGTGATAATGTTGCCATCTACAGGCAACTCATACTGATCTGGAGTTTCTGGTCTGCCAAGACGGCTGTAGATATTGTCCAGATCCTCTTGTGTTGGATTGGCTGGCAGTGGAACTTTGTCTGCGCCAATCAATCTTTGTGCGTTTACATATGAACGCGCTAAGTTATGTACATCCTTGATAGGTGAGATGCTGGGATGTTCCCGCAAATCTTCTGGTATCATGTTCAAGAAATCGTTACCAGACCCGCCTGTAGCTGCCTCTGCTGGAGTTTCCAGCAATGACGGTGCAACTTCTGGCTGGGCTACCTGTTCGATAGCTTCTTCTGACATAATTACTCCTCATTTATCATGTTGTGAATATGAAGGATAACGGCACGTTTTCCCTCTTCAAATGCTGTAGCATTGGCATCGCCAGCCACATAACTCAAAGCACGCCAGTTACAGCGTGCCTCAAGATCCTTTAGGACTTTTTTACCAGCATTTGTGGTAAATACGTCCGTATACATCGTTTTAAGCTCTGCTACTTGTTCGCTCATTCGCTAACCATCCTGACTGCTTGCGCTGCTTGCGCCGCAGTGTAAACGTCCTCTTGCTCTTCTTGACGCATCATTTGTTGCTGTTGTGCCGCAGCACGCTGTTCACG